ATAGTTGTTGAATTATTTTTATTTGTATAAGAGTACATTTTACCAGGTATCATAGGTGTAACAGCTTTCAAATAATTAGGCGGTGGTTTAGACATATATATATATATATTATTATTATTATTATTATTAATTAACAAATGGAACTATTATTGTAATATCTATTGTAAATGTAAGACCAACATAGTCACCATCAACATCAGTAGTATATACATTAGAACCAGAACCAGAACTACTTGTAATAGCAGGTGCAGATAATCCTGAAAAATTACCGAATCCTGGATGATTATATGCAGTAAATACATATGCTCCATTTCCTGGTTGAGATGGTGAGCCAGGTGAGCTAACTGTATATGGAACAAATATACCACTTCCAGAACTTATACCCCATTGTGCTTCAGTTACTAATGTTACAGTCTCCTCAACACCAAAATTCACAGTGTTTGGAGGGCTTGTTATATATGCTTCATAATTAAACAATTGTCCATAATTATTTGACATTTTTAAAGTCCATCTTGTTTTATTACTACCAAGTGGGCTTACTACTCCAATATCACTTGTTAATGAATACTTGTTTGGCAATAAACTAGTCCATGTATTTAAAATATAGTCATAATAATATGGCGTTCCATTAATAGAAGCAAAATTTCCATATCCAGGATTGGTTGAAGGGAATGAAGATAAATCTTTTATTTGTAAATTTCCTGAATTAATTACAACATTATTATTAAAAGTGTTTATTTTGCTAAATACATTATTTCCATTTAATTTTGCATATTCATCTTTACAACAAGATTTAACAGGACAATAACTTAATTGAAAGGGATATGGATAATTTTTTAACGGTTTATTATTTAATTTAAATATATGATTATTAGGCATTAATATATATATCAAATAATTTAATTAGATTATTTGATAATAATTAAATTCATATGGGAAATGGTCTATTTTTTTCAATCACCAATGGATTTGGCATAATGGTTGGATTTGGTTTATATATATCCACATAACTAGGATATAATGGTTCAGCATGAAATTGAGGTGCAGGATTGACTAAATTAGTTGAATTGATTCCAAATAAAAATGATTCGGTTTCAATAGGATTTGCAGATAATTTATTACAAGGAGTATATCCTTGTAAAAGACCTACGCCTGCCAAATTGGTATTGTATGCTTCCCCATAAGGTGAATTTACATATAAACTATATTGCTTTGATTCATTAAATTGTCTTTGTTGTAGTTGATAATTTCCTCTTGTATTAATATTTCTTGTAGAAGACATGATATATAAAAATATATTATTTATTACAATAATTAACTATTGATATTTTTCATTAAAAAATCATAATTATTTTTTGAAATAGTGCCAAAAGAATCTTCATTTAAAATATCACAAATACACAAATGAGTAATATGAAAATAATCAAAAGAAAATAAAATCATGAATCCATTAAAACTGTCATTTTTATAGATATATTTCATAGAAATATCATTTGCAATTTGTAATAATTTTTGAATATCTGGATAAGTATCTTTTAGTGAGTTTAAATGTGTATATAATTCAAAAATACGGTCAGATAATATATTTGCATCATAATACTCCATATTAAAAGCATGAAGTAATTCATTATCGTATAAATACTTACTTGTAAAGTTTTCGTCTAGTTCACTTTCAGTTGTTTCGGTATCATCATCTTGTTGTTCTTCTGGTGTTTTATCTTTTTCATAAGAATATCTACAACTAATTGGATTATTTAAATACAACGATTTATTATAAAATGAATAAGTTGTAACAAATTGATAATTATATGACATATATCATATCATATAATTAATTATTAAATTAAATTATTATTTATTATTATAACTTTCTCTATCTCTTGTCAATTCCCTAGATGGAATTCCACCACGAATCCATCCATCCGATGCAACTGATTCAACACAATAAGAAGGATTAGATACTCTATTTTTTATGTCAGGTAAAAGAGGAGTATTGGTATATTTTAAATAACTTTTTTCAGGTAATCGTGTAACAGTTCTTTTATTTGTAAATAATTCACCTTGTTGTATTTGTGCTTCCAAAACAGGGTCAACTGATCCTCTTCCTAAATAAGGAACTGTTGCAAAAGGTCGTTGAAATAAATCAATCTTACATTTAGGGTGTATTTCTCCACTTCCAAACAATAATCTACTACTGGTATCTACCATACATCCACCGACGCCCACATTACTTGTTCCATTATAATTGATTCCAGGTTGAGATGTTGCCAATTGAATTGGTTTGTTCATGGTACAATCGCTTGCAAAATAATTTTGTAAGTTATAGTTACATGATCTTGTATTTTGAATAGTGTTTTGGTCTTGAAAACATGGATCATTTCCAATTCTTGACATGTTATCAAAATTAAAATTTGTCACAAATGCCATTATAATTAATATTAATATAAAATATATCTAAAATTGTCTTTTACACATTCTAAAGTATCATTATTTCTACAACTAGGCATATCACCATATAAATAATTTGCAAATGCCCCTTGATCGTTTGCTACTCTTGTGTTGGCAGTAGAGAAAAATATTCTATTGCTTTGGTCTAAATTAAATTGTTCATATAAATCTCCAAATAATTGTTTATTTGTATTCAAAATAGTAGGGTTTAAATCTTGGACCATTTTTTTTGTAGAAACAGTAATATCATCATATACTTGAGGATTAAATGCAGGAGGAGCAGATTTCCTATCTGGGTCATATTTAATATCTGTCTGTAAAACATTGGAAAAGGGATTTTTGCTAGATGTTGGATAAAAATCAGTCTTCAAGTTCTCTACTAATGTTTCTGGATTAATAATTTTTTGTGAATTATTTTTTTTGCCTAAAATACTTTCTCCTAATGTTGTTGGAACTAAATTATTCAAATCAAATCCTTCTTTGGATTTCGTAAAATATAAAAAATAAATTAATAAAATAGTAATCATTCCTATGAAAAAAAGTTGTAGAGAAAATGTAAATATAAATCCTATAATCGTTAATAACAAAATTAATCGTGTAATAGAGTTGAGTTTAGATTCATAAGACATTTCTGGTGTAGGCCATAATTCCAACATTTCATTTTTATTTAATAATACTTCTGGATGATTTCCCCAAAATGGTGTGTTATTCATATATAAATTATTATATTATCTTTGAAATAATTTCACACAACTTGGTAATTAATATCTTTGTTTTTTATTTTTCATAATATTGTTATATTGTTTTAAAATATGCCAGTCAAGAAAAATAATAATAGTAGAGATATAAATGTTGTTCCAAAAGATACAAAAAATACTTATTATTACATGTTAAAATCGTACATAGATATTATAGATGATTGTTTATCACATAATACAAAATATAATGAAAAGAATATTTATAAATATAAATGTATTATTTCATCTTATTTGAGTGAATTAAAAATAATATATAATGTAAATTCTATAAAAATTTTTATAAAAAAGTATAAACCAAATGGAGAACAATTTTCTATATTAGACATGTTGAATCATTTAATTAAAACATTTGATAATGAATATACAAAAAAAATAAAATCAGAATTTAGTGATTTAACAAAAACAAAAAAACGACATTTAAAAAGAAGTAAAAAAACATATAAAAGAAATTAATATTATTATCGTTCTCTAATAGATAATAATATTACAGGTTAAATATACGTTTAGAACCATATATTTGTTTAATTCTTTCAATTTGTCGTTCTTCAGTATAGATAGGTTCTTCTAAAGTAGGATTTATTGTTTGTTTATCGTATATTAATGGTTTAAAATTATGTAGTGGTTTAGGTTGTTGATTTACATACAAATGAATAGAATGTATATCATCAAAATCATCATTTTCTGTGGTTGGTATAAAATTATTGAATCGTGGTTTTATTTCTCTTGTATATTGTTGTTTTGTTTTATAAATAAATAAATTTAAATTAATGAGATATTGTGTTGAATTATTATTTCTAGGAGTAATATATTCATCTTTATTAAAAATGCAAAATAAAGATTTTTTACTATAAGGGATAATTGGAAATTTGGGTTCTATTTTCATTATATATTCATAAAAAGCAGGTTCTGTCTTTTTTAATAATTCAATATATTCATTTACAAAATCAGAAAATACATTATCATCATTTTTTTTAATTGAAATAGAATCATTTGGTGTAATAGAATTTTTTGAAACAAAACGTCGTAGCATTGAAATGTGTAAAGTGAATTGATTATTTAATCAAACTAAATATTTATTTCAATTTAAAAATTATCATTAATTTATGAAATAATTATGGACCCAGAAGAACCATATAAAATAAAAACAAAAGTGTGTAAAAAACTATCTAAACAATTTGGGTTGGAAGAAGTAATAATAGATGAAAACTATCTTCCTGAACCACCAAAACAACATGGATTACAAAACGCAGATGTAATTATACCATCTTATTATGAAATTCATAAAAATCCATCAAAAATATTAAATCTTGATTATTTTGAAATAATCAAAGATGATATTCGTAATTATAGAGAACTCAATAAATATCAATTGGAATACATAAAAGAAATAAAAGATGAATATAAATATGAATTAATTGAATTATTTAATGAATGTACGAAAGCCATGAATGATATAATAAATGAAATGACATGATAAATTAAATACACGAATCATCTAATGAACCTTTTTTCTTTTTTACCTTTTTATCTTTTTGACTAAATAGAGAAACAAGTTCATCATCTGTGAATTTAGGTTTGTCTTGAATCGGTTGTTGTAACATTTCTTGTGCAGCTTCATTCAACATTTTGGTCATGTGTTTTTCTTCCATTTTCTTACGAAGTGCTTGTCTTTTATTATTCAGTTTGAGTTTGTTTTCCATTGCTGGTTTATTAATCTTTGCCTTTTTACCCAATCCCATTTTATCCATCATTTCTTGGATATTTCCCATACCAGGAATATTTTTCATATTTTGAATCATATCTGTTGCCTCTGAAAATAATTCACTTTGATTAATATCTCCATTTTTCATTTTACTATCCAATTTACTACCAACAGTCTTGACCAAATTCATCAACTTTTCAGGTTCAGAAAATAGTTTTTTAAATATTTCTTGTGGATCATTTGTATCCATATCTGTATCAATATTAAAATCATTTACAGTTTCTTCGGCAATTTCTTTTGCCAACCCACCTAATTTCCCATGTAACATTGTATTGAGATGTGATTGTAAATCATCTGGCGTAGGTAAATTAAAATCATTATTTGGTTTCTCTACATTTTTGGAACTAGAAAACATTTTTTGAATATTATCCAATGTTTCTTCCAACTTGTGTTTAAAATCATCTTCATTAATGTTATCCAATAATTTAGATGTTTCACCAAAAACACTTTTATCTTTAATAGAACCAATCAAAGAAATCAAGATAAGTTGTAAATATTTCCAAATGGTTTCTCTAGTTTTGTCTGTAATATTACAAGACCATAGATAACGAAAACTAATGCCAGGTAAAAATTCGGTATTTAATTTACTTTCAGGAGAAAACAACTCTTTATTTTGATACAATATTTCAAAAAATCGTTCAGGATATACAGTTACACAATAATTAAAGATATATTCACTACTTTCATCCGTAATTTGATTATCTTCTTCTTTGTACCATTTAAAAATCAACCCTTGATATTCAGGAAAAGTATTGATGATATCATTTACAAATTCTTTAATGACCTTTTTAAATTCATCAGATACATTTCCTAAAGAAGTTATATTGGAAGACATTATATTTATTTTATAAATATTTTCTTTAAGTTTAACTCAACTAATATTTATAAAATAATCCTTTCCATAAAATAATCCTTTTCATAAAATAATCCTTTTCATAAAATAATCCTTTTCATAAAATAATCCTTTTCATAAAATAATCCTTTTCATAAAATAATCCTTTTCATAAAATAATCCTTTTCATAAAATAATAAAATCTATATATTTTTACAAACAATAAGAAGAAGATAATTTACACAAATTTTGTAGATATTTTATTGTGTTTAATTTATTTGTTTCATTCATTAATCTAATTGAATCTCTTAGACGATTAATTGAATTAATAATTTTAGCAGAATGTTCATTAGATGTTAAATCTTCTTGATAATCTTTTTCAATAAAAAAAGAAACATCACCATTATGAATATGTTTTTCATATTTTACAACTACATGGTTATAAAATACAGTTATAATCAATTTTGGATTACTTTTTCTTAACAACAAGAAATAATTTTTTACAGTTACTAAATCTACATCATTTGGAAAAATACTAACCACATCTTCTATGAATTCTATAAAATGGTTATTAAAAATAGTTAATATATTCTGTTTACTTAACGACATAATATTTTATTATTCATATTATTTAAGTTATTATTAATATATTATATATATTGTCTAGGTTTATTTTTCATAATAGCCATATCTTGATCTCTTTGTTGTTGTAATTGTTCTATAGTTAATCCTTCTTGTATTTTTTGAGATTTAGATGTTTTGTTATCTTCACTGGGTGTATAAATATTTACTTGTTCTTCATTATTTAAACTTACATAATTATGTAATTGTCTTAATCCTCCATCTCCTTTTGCTTGTAATGATTCTGCATCCATATCTAAAAAACTAAAATTATCAGATACGATTCCACAAGAACCACCGCCTAAACAATATGCAAGAGGTTCCATGTTATTCATTGTAGCTTGACTTACCATTTGTGTTTGTTTTGGTTTTACGAAATTATATATATCTTCACCATATAAAACATTAAAATTATTCAATAATAATAAAGCAGGAACTTTGTCTACATTTTCTGGCATAATTAGTTTTTGTCCATTTTCTAAAATAATATATATTTTACCATCTTTTTCTTTTACTCTTTTATCAATACAAATAAAATGAATATCATCAATAAGTGATGTTTTTGTAATTGTTTGAAGTAATTTTTTAGAATGATTACAAAAATTGGAATAATATAAAATAGAACTCATAAAATAATATGAGTAATTCTATATTTAATTTTAACTTATAATTGTAAAGTTATAAAATTGATTTAAATATTATATAAATAATAAATGATATAAATACAAAGATGATTTCAAGAAATCCCAAAGTTTCTTCTAAAAAAGAAGATGATAGCAATATGCTTCATTTTACGTTATCTGGTGTAAATGTAAGTATTGCAAATGCAATCAGGCGAACTATATTATCTGATATTGAAGTTGTTGTATTTAAAACGAGTCCACATTCTGAGAATTTAGCAAATTTTATTACAAATACTAGTAGAATAAATAATGAGATTTTAAAACAACGATTAAGTTGTATTCCAATTTATTTGAAAAAAGAAGAAATAGACAATATTGATGATTATTTGTTAGAAGTCAATGTTGAAAATCTAACAGATGATAGTATTATTTATGTAACTACAAAAGATTTTGTTATAAAACGAGGTGAAGAAGTATTGGATTCAAATGAAATATTTAAAGCGTGGCAATCTCCTGATCAAGAAATGCATTATATAGAATTTGCAAGATTAAGACCGAAAATTTCAGATAGTATTCCTGGAGAAAAATTGCATTTTACATGTAAACTTTCTTATGGAACTTCCAAAGAAAATGCAATGTATAATTGTGTATCGGCATGTTCTTATGGTTATTCTGTAGATAAAAAAATGCAAGATAAAATTTTGGATGATAAGAGACGTGAATGGGAAAAAGCAGGACTGAATATCAGTAACGAAACAAAAAATTGGTTATTGTTAGAAGGACAACGTGTTGTTCTAGAGAATAGTTTTGATTTTATTATACAATCTATAGGTGTATTTACAAATACAGAAATAATAAATAAGGCATGTGAAAATATTATAATGCGATTAGAAAAAGTATTGCTATCACTTCATTCAAGTGATAGTTTGATTATAGAAGCAGAAAATACAATGAGTAATAGTTATGATATTATATTAGAAAATGAAGATTATACAATTGGTAAGGTTATTGAATATATGATGTATATAATGTATTTTGAAAATGATAAAAAGTTATCATTTTGTGCATTTAAAAAATACCATCCTCACAATACAGATAGTTTAATTCGTATTGCATATTACGAGCCAACAAGTAAAGAAAATATAAAAGAACATATTTCAAATTGTATTGAAGAAGCAGAAGATATATTTACCAATATTCAAACAAATTTTAGATAATAATTATTGAAAAATATAATATATAAAATATAATATATAAAATATAATATATTAAATTAATACATTTATTTTTTAATTATATAATATTTAGCAAAAATATTATATAGTGTATATATATAAATGGCATCAAATAGTATGAGTCAAATTGCAAATTTGATGAAGGGATTGACCTCATCTTCACCTACTGCGTCACCCAGTGCAGTTACAAAGGGAGGTCGTCGTCGTCGTCACCGAAAGAGCAGCAAATCCAGTGGAACGCGAAAGCATCGTCGTCACCGACGTGGAAAGAAGAGTAATAGTAAGAGTAATTGGTTCTTTTAAACAAAAAATATTAATAATATAAATTATTAATATTTACAATAAACAAATAAATTAAATTATCTAATAATAATCATAATTCACAGACCACATGTGTAGTGAATTGTCCATTTTTTTAACATACTCATTCACTACTTCATATTTAATTGATTTTTTATCTGGTTTTAATTTATTCAAATAAATTTGATGAATATAAAACATGTGCGTCTTGTAATTTTTTGGAAAATTATTTAATCTATCTTTTTTCTTTATATAACAACTAACATAATTTTTGTATAGATTATTAATAAATTTATTATCAATAGATGTATATTTTTTAATTTTATTACTATATTCTGGATAATATTGTAGGAATTCATCAATCTTATTTTCTTTCATTAATGTAAAATAATGAAATTGTAGATTTGATGAATTCCCTCTCAACAATCTTATTTTTTCATAATTAGGATTTCTTATTTTTGTCCTAATATTTGTTCCTTTTTTTCTAATAATAATTCCCATTGAATAACTAGGAATATCATTTTCATTATAATAATTAATCAATTCATTATAATTAGAAAAAATATCCAATGCCTTTGGACATTTCACATTTGCATCCGTAAAAGTTTGGATAACTTCATTTACATCCATAAATACACCTTCATTATACACTTCAATCAAAAATAAAGATGGATTTGAAAATTGTGTAACAATTCTATTACTAGGATGTTGCATGACAAAACTATAACAACACGATTTATTTAATAATGACAAATCCAATTTACAATATTCAATCGTTTCATAAAACATTTGATTAAATGTTTTATTACTGAAAAAAATAACATTTCCACCAATCGTCGTTTTTGTAGAAATTTCCCATTTATTATTATATTCATCCCAAAATAAATTAATCATTGTTCCTTCAATAAATTCTTCCACAATTACATCATCAAATTGTGGATGATTATAAATAAATTCATCCAAATAAAAAGATTTTGATGGACTCAAAGAAACAACCTTTTGTTTTATATTATCAATAACAACTGACCTAATATTTCTAGTCATACTATTAAATTCCATGATATTTGGTTTGTCATAAAACATAATTGAATAATTCCCAAATTTTTTATTTTTAATATGCGTCTCGTTTAATATATTATCAATGTTTAAAACAGACATTTATAAATGTAATCTAATATAATAATGTAACTTTATATGTGTTTATCATATTATATAAATATCTATAATAAATATAGTAAATGTCTGAAGAAGGAGATATAATAATGAAAAGTATTTTTCTTCAACTAGGAGATGTTTTTAAAATAACAAATAGTACAAATGATATTTATAACAATCAAAGTTATTATGTTGAATACATTGATTCACATAAAATAAAAACGATTCATGTAGATTCTTTAGATAGAATAGATTTTGATATTACAACGGATTTAAGATTAACTGAAAAAGATTCAGATAAAATTATAGATGGAAATGTTGATTTATTATTCAGGAATCATTACGAAGGATTTGCATTACAACATAAATTAACACCAACTACATGGATACGAATCGTTTTTGATAATGGAGAAATTTCTGGAGAAATTACTGAATTAGAACAAGACATGATTACCATTGAATTATCCAATACTAAAGAAAAAATTTATATTAATTTTAATTATAATGGAATTCCTGAAAACTTGTCTATAAAACAAATTAAAATAATCAATCAACCAGATGAATATGAAGAAGAATCACAAGAAGATTTAAATATTGAAGTTATCGGTAATGTTGAAGATATTGTTCAATTATTGGACGTAGATGTTTCCAAATATCGTTATGATATTGATACACAAAAAAATGATTTATTAAATTCAATGTTATCTCAATTATCTTCTTCTGATAAAACATATGACAATTTAAATAATATTCATTTAAATATTGAAAGATTTCAACAATTAAGAAAACAATTCTCTACTTTTGATGAATATGAAAATATTGTTGATTCAATAAATAAAGGACCATTATGGAAACCATTAATTCATAATCTTGATAATTTTAAACAATATTTATCATGGATTATTCCAGTCACTTCTACTATCAAAAAAGTATATGGCATTAAAGAAGATGAATTGGAAGAATTTACATTTATTTTAAATCATTCTCTAGATATAGATAAACCATTAGAAGAAATCATTCAAATATTTAAAAGTGAAACATCCAATCAAAAAAGTTTTAGATATATCCAATATTTACAAAACTTGTATAATTATTTTACACCTTTTGAAAATTTAGATACAATCAATTCTTTATTATTAACTAAAATTCCTATCCACAATTATACTTCTGTTTTAATTGACAACACAACAATTAATCAAACTGAATTCTTTGAATCAAATGTAATCAAAACAATTCCTCTTCCAAAAGGTGAAT